CTTTCAATATATCATTCATTTCTTCTTGATTATCAGCAATCCTATTGAGTGCTTCACTAATTGATTGGTCTACTACCATATTAACCTTCTCTTTCTATTTATATATGTATTATATCAGAAACTTATACACAATGCAACAACTCATTTGAACTATTTTGGAGTACCAAGGGAGGATCGCGCGCCGGGCGCTCCATGGTCCACTGGCGGCCGACCAAAAAAAGTTGCGTATTAACGGGAGTTTGGGAGTTTAAGGAGTTTGTGCAGCTCCAGGGATGACATGGGCCCTTCGTACAATGCCCCGGGCACAGAGTCATAGTCCTTATCTCGGAGTTCTTGGAGTTTTGCACTTGAGAAAAGCTTTACGGTCCTACGACCGGGATCACTTACTAGAGTATAAACTGGTGCTCCTGATATCATATGAATAGTATTCCACGCTAATTGCAGAGGTGAAACTAGCACTCTTCCAATCCCCTTTTTATTACGCCTCACAATTTTTAATTCTAAAGTAAAAAAACCTGTATCCTTATGAAACATAACACAATCCGGAAATCCAGGAGTAGCGTAGCTCTCAATCCTCGATACTAGATAATGTTCATCACCATCTACCAATAATTTCTTTAAATTCTTCCAAAAGTTGGTCTCCGGTTTTACGGTCATACTTCCTTTTGCTCTTCACTACTCTCTGTTTCCACTTCGGTGACGTCCTTAATTCCTTCGCCACTGGATTTCTCTTCGACCGAAAGGACAGTTTGATTACCTTCTTTTCTGAATTTTCCATCTAATCCTAATTCCTTTAATTGTTTGAGAACATCATCCCTTGACATGTCATCAATGGATCCAGTTCTTATCTCTTTTCTTTCAATATACAATCCAGCAGCCTGCCCACGCAGCCTCTCGGCATTGACAGCCGCACTATATGATTTCTCACCTAGTGCCTTCTCCCGGAGTCTTGCCAACTCCTGGACGTGCTTGTTCATTTGTACTCTGTGTGTATCTGCAATCTCCTCTCTTCTCTTTATGACTGCCGCCGTGACACGGGGAAATTTCTTTATATTTAACAGTTCAGAGGCTGTGACGTGTGCACGGTCAACATTGTATCCAGCCTGTCTAGCACACGCAGTTGGCGTCATTCTGCCTTCATTATCCGTATATATTTCAACAAAAACCCTTTGTTTCTCAGTCAATCCGTCATTTCCCTTTGGATATTTAAGGGACATATCCCTCTTCTTGGAAGGTATTGCCAAGGTATTGCGAGTAAGCTGTTTTTTAATCTTGTCTAACTTATTGTTTATATTGACTTTTTCAGTCATTTTGACCTCTTTTTCACTGTTTTTTACTCGATTTGTCAAGACCCGCAATACCTCCGCAATACCCTGATTCTCCATATGGGATAAGGGATAGCGGGCAACGGTATTGAAGTATTGCCGATTCCCCGGTATTTAAAAAACTTTTTTTCATTTCCCGGGCACGCGCGTAATACCAATTTTACTTCCCTTCGGAGTTATCATGATTGACCTCCAGGAGTATGGCAATAACCTAACATATCCGCGCTTTTTAAGTGCATATATGAGGGAATGTATACGACTTTTTGACCTGTAGTTCAAGAGCTGTTTCATCTCCTCATAAGAGGGTGAATAGCCGTTCTGGTCTATGAAATTGGCTAAAAACCTGAGAAATTTCACCTGTTTAGGCGTCAGTCCAAACTCCTTCACCGCAATACCCTCCGCAATACCGTCATTTTATGTATTTTTCACCAGTAATTCCATCGATGAACGTCTTATCCTTGCGTCCTGGAAATTCATTGTATCCTGTGGCCTCCGGATGAGGCTTCGCGTCATCCTGCACATGCGAACTCATTTCTCCCCTTCCCCATTCTTCAATGGATTCCGGGGTGAACGAAGCGCGCAAATCCTTTTTCATCTGCACTTCCTCATCACTGAGTGGGATCCGCACTGGTGCCTTGTTATTATACTCATACCCCGTGAGAGGGGCCCATGTGAAGAGGAGATTTGTATCCTTCCACTTTCCGTTGATGAAAGCGGAAGCCTCCTCATCAGACCTGAACTCTTTTACGACTTTTTCCCTTAGGGTTTGTTTTTCCCATAAGTTGAACTCGTACATTTTCATACTCTTTTCCTTTATCCAAATACCAAATTTTGTTCACCCAACTCCTGGGTATTGAACAGAATCTTCCGCCGTCCAGTTCTTTCTTGTCAGGACCTTCCCAACATATGCTTCCCATGATGATGATCTTTTTCTTGTCCTCGTGAACAATCCAGCCGACGTCATACACCGTCGCCAGCTCGTGCTTTATCACCTGAGCGATCGGCGTCCATCCACCCTCGCCGTCCTGCGCGTCAAGCCAGTGTATCACCGCCAGTCTCGCCTTACTCGGCGTAAATGTCGGCTTCTTCGCTTGTTTCCTTGATCCTGTTTTCATCCGTTGATTCCTTCTCTATGTTCCTGTGTCCATCCGTGATGATCTGCATGATTTCCGTAGCCGTCTGCAGACGCACCTCGTAGTCCTGGAACACGACGATCCAAAATGATGTCTGTCCACCACTGATGGTGGTCACGTCACCCCTCCTGAAGTTTTCCACGGTCTTGCGGTAGCCTCGGGAAAGGTGTTCGAGCATTTTGGATTTGAATAGAATGTCAGATGTGTGATCATCAAAACCAAGTTGCCACGCCGGCTTTTCCATCAACTCCGTACTGGGGTTGATCTTGCCGTCGGACAGCTGGGATATTGTAACGATTGTCTTCGTCATTAGTTCACCTTATTCCTTTTGTTCCAATTCATGTTCACTCGGTCGTAAGTCTCCTGCACGACGGTCTCGTCAAATCCCGCCAGTGCGGCGTCCTTCTTCATCTCTTCCGTGCGCTTGATGAACTCCTCTATGATACCCAATACGATGTGGATTCCAAGAGGTTGTCCATACGCCTTCACGGCGGAGATCTTTCCCACTAACGCGGGAAACTCTATGTCGGCATTCTCAGCCTTCCTGAGAATGCTATTTATCTCTTCGTTTACTTTTAATAATTCCTTTATCACGTATCCTTATTCCTCTCGTTGTCGCTTCCTTGCTTATCATGTGCATCATCTCCTGTCCCGGTCCACGATGCTTCGTCCTCCCCATGCGCACCAACGCGTCATAATAGGGGATCTTAATCGCCACTGACTTGTATTTAGTCGTGTCAACCATCTGTATTGTCTATCTCTTCCTCAGTTATCTCATCTAAGGTAATTCTATATGTATATGGTTTACCTCTATATTTCCTTTTCATAACCAATGTGCAGTGAAGTTTTCCTTCATCATAATTATGACTGGTTGGGCCATAAACATACATATGATCCACGTCTTTATTTTCTTGATACGCATTAATAGCATTTTCTATTCCAGAATATTTAAGATCTAACGTTCTATTATGTAGTGTTCTCATTCCAGCTTTAGTCATTTTAAATGATCCAACCTGTCCTGCCTGTGTTGTTATTTTTTTATCCATGCGTGGGTTGACTTCAAATTTTTTAAGATACTCTTTAACGTTTCCAGGATCAAATAATATCCTACTCTGTCTGTGACCCCCCATCTTAATATGAGGAATTTCTTCCATCTTTCTGTTAATGCTTGCAAGACTAACCCCAAGCGATTCAGCTAATTCGTTTTTTGACATGTAATTATTCATATTTTTCCTTATTTCTTAGTTTTATTTCTTCCACGAAAAGAATCTTCCTTCCGCATTTATCCACACGCACACTAACGCGCGCGAGGAAACTCTTTAATGTAATTTTTTTATGCATTAATCCCCTTCACCGGACCGTCCAGCTTGAAGTGCACGTTGAATGACATTGATCGTCTTTCACCATCGCTCCTGAAAGGATAGACCTGGTGTGCCAGCCATGACGGAAACAAATAAAAGTCTCCAACCACGGGCTTCACCACATAGCTGTGCCTTGCGAAATGATTCGGCAGTGATCCAAGGAATTCCAAACACCCAGCCGTTGGATGGTGGTCCTC